CGATGGGCCTGAATGGGCAGCGGCTGGCGACGAAGCAAAGCGAAAAGGGATTTACCGGCAGGCTGATGCTACAGGCTCCCCCCGGCTCATTCCGTGACGAGAAGCAGGCTGCGGAGTTCCTGACGACATTCCGCAAGCATCACAACGAAGACGGGGAACTGGTCGGACTGCTGCGGGAAGGCGTGACGGCGAACGTGCTGACGATGTCTAACCATGACGCCCAGTTCGTCGAACAACAGAAGTTCAACCGCACGGACATCATGCTATGGTTCGGCCTTGAATCGATGCCTGGCGATGAAAGCCGTAGCAGCTACTCCAGCCTTGAGCAGAAGCAGCTCTCGGAGCTGCAGTCCTGCCTGAACCGCTGGCTGGTCAAATGGGAGATGCAGTGCCGGGCCAAACTGCTGACCGACCGCGAGAAGATGGCGGACCAGTATTACTTCAAGTTTAACCGTGGCACGCTCATCATGACCGACATGAAGACGACCGTGGACACGCTGGCACAGGGCATCGTTCACAAGATTATCAACCCGAACGAGGCCCGGGCCAAGCTCGACATGAACCCCTACAGCGGCGGCGATGTCTATAGCAACCCGAACATCACGACTGACGAAGTGGACCCCAGCGGCGACAATTCAAACGACAACGACGCAGACGAGGCGGAAGCACCGAACGCAGCACCAGCGGCACAGGCTCAGCTCCAGCACATGGTCGGCGTCGAATGCAACCGCATCGAGCAGCGTGGCCTGCGGGCGAAGAACTTCGTGGACTGGGTCGATGGCTTCTATGCTCGCTGGCAGGAACGGCTGGAATCGACAGCCGGGGCGGAGGACTGCGACGTGGCCGGATACTGCCAGCGGCACAAGGACGCACTACTGGCGGCAGCGGACAAGCAGCCAGCAGAGTTTGTGGAAGCGGTCAAGGCGCTGGTCGCTGGCTGGCGGGCGGATGGCGTCAAGGAGCTTTCCAGCCTATGAGTGAGCGTGTCTTCGTCTGCGTCGGGCCAAACCGTGGGGATGCCGAAATGCTGCGGCTACTGCAAGGGCACGACCGCTTTTTTATGTTTGAACCGTTGCCGGATGCGGCGGCATACCTGCGGCAGCATAACGCACACATCGCCGATATTTTCCACGTAGTCGAAGCGGCCTGTGGTCCAGCTACCTGCCGGGCCAAGATGCGGCGGTATAACACGCACGGAGTCAGCAGCAGCCTCGGCGTCTGCACCGAACAGGCACGGGAACTGTACTCGCAAGCGGACCTGAGCGAACAGGGCGAAGTGGACGTGCAGGTGATTAACCTCGGCGAGTTCCTTGAGTGGGCCGGCGTCAAGCAGGTCCAGACGCTGATGACCGACGCTCAGGGCATGGACCTTGCCATCTTAAAAACGATGGAACCGTACTTCCGCCGGCGGGCAGTCCAGCGGGTAATACACGAAACAGATGCCGACGGGTTCAAGCACTACGACGGACTGCCGGATAACTCGCTATCTGGTGCGGTGGCGTTTATGGAGCAGTTTGGATGTTACCGGCCAAGCAGAATGCCGGACAGGAATGATTTCAATTTCGACATGGAATGGAGGCTGGAATGCTGCGGGTAAATGAGAAGACGCGGGAAATGTTTGTTTACGGCCAGATCGGGCCAGCCGACTGGGGATTCATCGGGGCCGATTCAATCGTCGAAGGGCTGGGGATGCTGGGCGACGGGCCGATTAGCGTGCGTGTCAATTCACCTGGCGGCAGCGTGGATGAAGCGGTCGCAGCGGTGGAGAACCTGCGGCGGCATGGCGGCGAGGTGACGGTGAGCGTTGACGCCTTGGCGGCATCGGCGGCGACCCTGTTTCTGGTCAGCGGATTCAAGGTTACAGCCGCCCCACGGGCAATGGTGATGATTCACCAGCCGCACACGATTGCCATCGGCGATGCGGCCGCAATGCGGAAAACGGCGGACATTCTGGACAAATACAGCGAAACTTTGGTCGATGCCTACGCTGCCAAGATGGATGCCAGCCGGGATGAAATCCTGGCGATGGTGGCGGAGGAAACGTGGTTCACCGCCAAGGAAGCACTGGCTATCGGGCTGGTCGATGAGGTGGTCGACATCAAAGACGCACCAAAGGCGATGGCCTCGGCGTCGATGTTCCGCCATCCGCCTCAGGAATTGTTCGATGCCAGCAAGCCAGCGACACCAGTGGAGCAGCGATTCCCGAAGCTGATTGCCGCAAAACTGCGGGCAATACGACTAAAACGACGTGACACTTGATTCGGTAATTGAAAAGCGTATTATTTCAGACGGCGGGAATGTCTCGCCGCACATTTTGAAAAACTCCCGCTAGAGTTCGGTTGTCATCGACTCGACGGGCTGACGTTTGGAAACAACGTCGGCTGTCGCAGTCGATTTCTTTTTTTGCTGCTGACGGTCGGCACAAAAAAGGAATGGACACATGAAGACTGTCAAGGAATTGCGGGAAGCGATTCAGGAGCAGCACGACCGCGTGGCTGCGATTCTGTCCGTAGCCAAGGCCGAACAGCGTGATCTGAACGCTGACGAGGAAAAGGAAATCGACGAGGTCCAAGGCAAGGGCGACCAAGCCGGAAAGCTCGGCGAACTGGAAGCGAAGCTCGACCGGCTGCTGAAGGTCGAAGCCGCTCAGAAGCAGATTGCCCGTCAACGGTTCGACGCTGACAAGCAATCGGACGAAGTTGTCGCCAATGGCGAGCTGAACGTCGCTGCCGTCAAGGTACCGGCCAAGGCGAAGGGCGGCGTGGTCAAGGCTTTCCAAGGCCCGAACGCCGACAAGGAAGCCTACATCGCCGGTCAGTTCTTCCTCAGCATCAACGGCCATCAGGGTGCCAATGAATGGCTGAAGTCGCACGGCATCCAAAACGCCATGTCGACCAGCGACAACACCAAGGGCGGCTATCTGGTGCCTGAAGTGCTTGAATCGGCCATCATCCGCAACGTCGAAGAATACGGCATCGCTCGCCGGGAATGCCGCGTCTACCCGATGGGACCTGGCGTAACCCTCATTCCTCGCCGGGCTGGCGGATTCACTGGCTATTTCGCTGGCGAAAATAGCAGCGTTACCGCATCGGATTTGGCGTTCGACCAAGTTCGGCTGGAAGCTCGCAAGTTGATGGTCTTCTCCAGCTGGTCCAGCGAACTGCCGGAAGACAGCGTCGTGGCCTTAGGTGATTTGTTGACCCAGGAGGTGGCCCAGTGTTTTGCCGTCAAGGAAGACCAATGTCTGTTCCTTGGCGACGGCACCAGCACTTACGGCGGAATCCTTGGTTTGGCAAATGCCTTGGCAGCGGGTGCTTACGCACAAACCGCAACCAACATTGACACCCCAGCCGAGATCACCATTGCCTCCTTTGAGGAAGCGATGGGCAAGTTGCTGATGTTGCCTGGCATTCAGCCGAAGTGGTACTGCCACAGCTCGATTTACTACAACGTGCTGCAACGGCTGGCCAGTGCTCAGGCCGTCAACGTGGCCAACTACGCAACCGGCATGGGTCCAATCTTCATGGGCTATCCGGTCGTGTTCTGCCAAGCAATGGACAGCGGAGCCCCGACGACTGACCTGAGCGGCAAGTTCATCGCCTACTTTGGCGACATGAGCCGGGCCGTTTCGATGGGCCAGAAGCGTGGCATTAGCATCGCAGTCGACAACAGCTACGGCTTCAACACCGACAGCATCTACTTCCGCGCAACCGAACGTTTCGACATCAACTGCCACGAACGTGGAACCACGACCACTGGCGGACCGATCATCGGCGTCAAGTGCAATCCGTCATAGTTGAGCCAAGTGTTCTGCTCCACTTGGGACCGTCGGGAGGGGGCGGTTCGCCGCTCCCTCCTTTTTTCCTGAACGAATTAAAACCTGACAAGGAACCGATAAATGAAGACTCTCCAAAGCTGCGTGTTCTCCACGCTGCTCGCCCCGATTACCGCTGCGACTACCGCACGGACTGCCAACTTGGATTGCCAAGGTGCCGACTACGCAACCATCAGCATTGCTGTCGGTGCGGAACTGAACACTAACAGCACGAACGTCGTCGTTTCCCTCAAGGAATCTGACGACACCACGGCATCCAATTTTGCCACGTTCAACAGCACCTACGCTTTTACCATCGACAACACCGCAGCGGCTGAGTCCGTCCTGCATGTGGACCTCAATGGCCGCAAGCGTTACCTGCAAGTCGGACTCACACCGGACGCCACGACCAATGGCCCGGTATTAACCTCGGTGGTCGGCATCCTGCAAAAGGAAATTGCCGCCTCCGCAAACACCAACAATGCCGATTACGTCAAGGTTGGTTAATCATAAGACGGTCACCAGCAGCGGAGCAGAACGCTATGGATACACACAAGGAAGCGAAGGTCGCCGCGTTAATGACGGCTCCAAGATACGAATGCGTCTGGAGCCGGAACGTCATCGACCACGCTTTTAAGAAGGCAGGGATTCCGATTGTCGTTTCTGGCGGCGTGTTTTACGGGCAGTGCATGCAGCGGATGCTGGAAGACGCCATCGACCACGGCATTGACGTGGCTATTACGGTGGACTTCGACAGCTGCTTCACCGTGGAACACGTTCACCGTTTGCTTGGCGTGCTTTACAGCGACGACAAATACGACGCTGTGGCGGCGATGCAGTGCAAGCGGGGCAAGCAAATCCCGCTGTTCACAATGGGCGGCGAGACGCGGGTGGAATACTGCGGCCAGCCGCTGGAGGTGACGACTGCACATTTCGGGCTAACGGCCATCAAACTGGACCGGCTCAAGGACGTGCCTAAGCCTTGGTTCTGGTGCAGGCCGGATGCGGATGGTAAGTGGACCGACGCCAAGATTGACGATGACATCTGGTTTTGGAATCGGTTCCGCGAGGCTGGGCGACGTGTCTGGGTAGACATCGACTGCCGCATCGGGCACATGGAAGAGATGATCGCTATCTACGACGAGAACCTGCAACCGCAGCACATCTACCCAGAGCAGTGGCGGCAGCAGTATCTTGAGCGCAAGGAGCAGAAGGCATGAAACTGAAACAGGTCCAGCAGGTGCAGGTTCAGCTGCTCCGCAACTGGAACGGTCGCAAGGCCGATGACGTGATCGAAGTTTATCCCGGTGTAGCAGATTGTCTGGTGAGGTTTGGAAATGGGCGGATTCTCAATCAGCGGACCATTGCGAACGGCGGACAAGTCGATCACGCAGACAGCCCCGACAGTGGAGCCGCTGCTGCTCAGCGAGGCGAAAAAACATCTAGAAATCGCCGACGCTGACAGGGCTCACGACGATCATCTGGAAAACCTTATTCAGCAGGCACGGGAGCAGGTGGAGCATGACTGTCAAGTTTGCCTTATATCTCGCACGGTTACGGAAAAGTTCAACTGGTCCGGCGACGAAGAATACTGGCAATTGTATTACCGGCCAGTTTCTTCGGTCACTGCGATCACCTACTACGACTCAACCAACACGCAGCAGACGTTTTCGGCAAGCCTCTACAGCCTTGACGCGGACCGTCGCCGCGTGTGGCTCAATAGCAACGCGGCATGGCCGACAACCTACGACCGTTGGGACGCCATCAGCCTAGCGTACACGGCTGGGTACGGTGCGAGCGGAATCTCGGTGCCGCAGATTTACAAGCAGGCAATGCTGCTGCTGATTGGGTACTACTTTGAAGAACGCACGATGATGGGCAACGAAGTCATCACTGGCGGATTCAAAGCCTATGAGAACCTGCTGGCCCGGCTCAAGCGGAGTAACTACCCGTGAGATTAAAAGCTGGCCAATACCGTGATCGCATTTATGTCTACAAAGAAACCTCCGACGATGGCAGCGACGACCCGGCGTTCGCAACGACGCTGTGGCGTGACCTGCCGTGCAGCATCACCGCAGTCAGCGGCGGCGAGACGTATCGCGGCAGGCAGATTGAAGCGACTGTCTCGCACGTAATCGAAATGCGGTATTACGCCGGGATTCTGCCGAACATGCGAATCTACCAGCCGCTAACGCAGACTTACTACGAAGTTAGCCGAGTGCTGGCGATGGACAGCAACACGCAGTTGATGATTCAGGCGACGGAGGTGGTTGTCTGATGGCAAGAGCGAAAATGGCTATTGAGTCCAGCATCAGCGAAGACGTCAAGATCGAAGACTACCTCCAGCGGGTTGACTTGCTGGTTCGTGGCAAGGCACTTGCCGACGCACTGAAGGCAGCGTCCAAGATTGTGCAGAAGGATGCACAGGCACGGATTCCACGCAGCGACCGCACCGGAACCAACAAGAAGAAAAGCAAGAAGCAGCGGGACCGTGACATGCTGCGG